AGGAAGCCGCCAGTATATTGCACCATTCGTAAGTAAAGCATGAAATAAGATCGCACGCCCTGGAATGCTTGCAATAGCAAAGACCACACAATCTTCAGTTTCGCCGTGATGTTTTCGTAAGTCATATAAATATTCTCTCCTTATTTTACAGTATATAGGTGGTATATTAGCATTTAAATAAGACATTGAATACTATTTTATTGATCCCCAACTATTTCCACATTCATAATCAACTTTATTAGGTATTTCTAACTTAATAGCTGATTCCATAATCTCTACAATTTGTTTAGCTTGCTCACTATGTTCAACAGATACATCTAATTCATCATGTATTTGTATATGAGGTACAATTCCATTTTCACTTAATGCAATTATAGATAGTTTAGTCATGTCAGCTGCCGATCCTTGTATTAATCTATTTAATGCTTTGTATGTTCCAGCTCTTTTAATTCCAGGACCATATTCTTTTAATGCTTCAGCATGTGTTTTAGGAAATCCAGCACCAAATGTAGTTGGTTCCCAAAGATCAAAATGACAAACTCTTCCACCTAAAGTTCTAATTCTTCCAGATTCATCTGCTCTTCTTGATACTGCTTGCATTAATTGTTTTATAAAAGGTGCTTTAGCATGATATTGAGCAATCAATTTTTCAGCCGCTTCTTTCATTAAACCTAATTCAGCCATTAATTTATTTTTACCCATACCGTACATTAATCCTAGATTAATTGTTTTAGCTTGAGATCTTTCTATACCAGCCATTTTAGCAACTGCACTATGAAAATCTGCTTCACCTGATTCATATGCTTGTGCAATTTCATTTATACCATCTAATCTTTGTAGTTTAGCATAATGAATTAATATTCTTGGTTCTTGTTGTGAGTAATCAAATACTCCCCACTTATGATTCTCTTCCGGAATAAATAAAGATCTAATTAATGGACCTAGTTCTTTATGTCTTACTGGTATCTGTTGTAAATTAGGATTAGACATTGAAAATCTTCCTGTAACAGTTCCACCTTGATCAGATCTAATTTGATTTATATCTGCATGAATTCTTCCTTTATGAGAATGTTTTACAATTGTATCTATAAAAGTTGTATGTGCTTTATTTATTTCTCTCGCATAAGAAATTCCTTGTGCAATTTCATTTGGATGATTTGATAAAAAGTTTTTTGTAAAACTAGGAGCTCCAGTTTTTTCTGTTCTATCGTAAGGTAATTTTAAATAATCAAATACTTTTGCAATAGATGCTGCAGCCCATAATTCTACAGAAACACCTGTTAAGTCTTTGATTTTATTGATTATTTTATTTTCCTTATCCATTAATTCTTTTTTAATTTTATCAGCTTTCTCAACATCAACTCTTACCCCTTTAAATCTCATATCTACAAGACATGGAAATAATCTTGTCTCTGTATCAAATATAGTCCAAAGATCTTGATCAGATAATTCTATCTTCATTCTATGCCAAAGTTTTAAAGTTGATTCAGCATCTCTTTCAGCATACTGGCCAACAAACATAGATGGAAGTTTCCACATATCTTTTTTAGCATCTATTCCATATTCTTTTGCCGCTGCTTGTAACACAGCTTCATCTTTACCTATTCCAGCATATTCTTTTGCTAATGCGTCTAATCTAAAACTCCATCTATTTTCATTTACTAATGATGCAGCAATCATTGTATCTACAATTTTAGTTGGAGGGGTTATTCCTGATGATCTTAACCAACAGATATCATACATTGCATTATGAAATATGAATGTAGAGTCTTGTTTAAATAAATCTTGTAACCAATTTAAAACTAATTTTTTATCCATGTTGCCACCACCTTCGTGTGCTATTGGATAATAAGCTGACCAACCTTCTACAGCTACAGAAATACCAACTATCTTACCACGACCAACCACGTTCCCCGATCCTAGCTCCATTAACTCCGGATCGCAGGTCTCTAAATCAACTGCTATTTCTTTATGACCGCGAAGATCTTTTAATTCTTCCGGGACCACCCATTCTGTTTGTGGTGTAAATAATATTTGTTGAAAGGTACGTGTCACTTGTAATCTCTCTCTAATATCATTTCTAAATAATGAATTGCTTTTAATATATCTTCCTTCTTACCTTTTAATCTATGTCTACAAATATATTTAATTGCATTACCTTCCGCGAACGGTAAACCGTTTTCATTAATAAATACAGATGGTTGTATCTTCATTACTTTATAATGTTTACCACCTATTTGTTTAAAAAATGCTTTATTTGTCATATAGTGTATGCTTTGTTAAAATCTCTCGGATCTACAATATGTAATTCTTTCTTAGCTCTTGTAAAAGCTGTGTAATACAATCTATGTAAATCATCTGGATCTTCTTCACTTTGTTTAACCGCAGCGGATGTTAAATCTAGTAGAACACAAAGATTATCTCGTTCACCGCCTTTAAAAGCGTGAATGGTTGACATAAGAATACGTGGAGTCTTATTTATCTTCTCACCATTAGCTCTCATATTACGAATATAATTTTCAGTAATTGTGTCTACACCCTCAAATGATTCATACCATACTTTATCAGTAAGTAAACCATGATTCTGCTTACAATCATTAATTGTGTATTTTTCTTCAGCCTTTAATGTTTTAGCATCTCTATATCCAGGAGTTATATTAGCACCTAAATATCTATATATGTTTTTAATTTGTATATAATTTAAAGCTGAACCATTTCTAAAATCTTCCCAATTACTTAATGCTAATAATAATTCTAATGAAATAGAATTAATTCCTTTGTGTTGATAATACCAACCCTGTAATTCACATAACTCCTTGACATCATCTAAAAAATAATTTGCTGATGCGAGCACTGTCCATTCACCTTTAGACATATCTACTTGAGTAATATCTGTATAAAATCTTAATAACCCTGTTTCTTGGCGTGGTTTATAGTCTTTTTCATATCTATTTTTAACCCTAGATATAATTTTTTGGGATAATTCATGAATAGGGCCACCAGGAATACGATAAGACTGATTAAGTGTCTTAATCTCATCTACTTCCTCTCTTAATGCTATAAAGTGATCTACATCAGCTCCGGCCCACCTAAATATTGCTTGGTCATCATCTCCAGCAATATAAGTTTTTTCAGCCTTCTTCCAAATAGATCTAACCATTTCCCATTGTAAATGAGATAAATCTTGTGCTTCATCTATAAATAATACTTTAAATTTTGGCGCTAAATCTTGTTCTACAAAATCATCTAATAGATCTGTAAAATCCTTTAATCCTTTTTCTTTTTTAAATCTCTTAAGCTCCTGGTCTAATAAGAATAGTGTATCTCTTTCTATATCTAATAAATTACTTCTTGAATCATAACACTCCATTAAATCCATCTTCTTAACTCTTGCTGTATTTATAATGGTTAGATATTCATTATCAGAATTAAAAATACCATCTTCATCTGAATGGGATGCAGTCTTAATAGGAATATTACATCTTAATCCAAATTCTCTGTAATCTTCTCTACTCATCATTTTATCTTTTGTAATACCTAAAACCCTAAAAGCTAAAGAATGAAGTGTTCTAAAATATATTAAATCATGATCCGCGCTCAACCCAAATTTTTCAGATGCTCGCGTTGCTGCTTCCTTTGCTGCCTTTTTAGTAAAAGAAAAGTAACCTATCTCCTTTGGTCTTGTTCCCTGCTTAATGAATTCATCTACTAAATTTAACAATGTTGTTGTCTTTCCTGTTCCTGGTGGACCTAGTATTATTGTTTTCATATTTTTTTAATTTCCTTTCCAAAAAAGAGTTTCTAATAAATAATCTTCTATTTTTATCTTCTAAAAATTCAATTCTTTTTTTATATCTTAAATACCAATTAGTATGTACCTTTCCCATTAAAAATGTTGTTCCTGATATTTAACTTGAGACACAGAAGCTTCTATCTTCTTCATAGTCTTAATCTTAACTAATCTAGGTTCTTGACCTTTAACTTTCATTCTAACTTCAGATACAAATATTCCTTTATCTTTTAACTGTTTAATTAAATTACCAGTTTTTGCTTTGTCCATTTCCCAATGATTCTTTTTACAAAAATTAAAAAAATCTTCCATTCTAAAATATGTGAATTCTCTTTTATCATCTGTATATGGAAGCTTATTAAATATATCATCCATGGTTCTTGCATTCTGTCTATTAGTAGTCCAATCTTGTAATAAAGATGTTATTTGATTGATTGGGTTTAAAGATTCTAATGGTTCAACTACTTGCAATTTATCAACAAGTGGTTTTAAATAAAATTCTCTCCAATCTTTTTCTTTTAATTTTGGTACCAATAAATCTGCTTTTTCTAATATAGCTAATGAGAATAAAGCTGGACTAGCTAATTGTTCAGCCTTTAATTCAATTCTTTTTTGTTTTTTATTTTCTTCTTTTTCTTCTTCACCTATATCTAAAAAATATTGTGGTGGATTAGAATTATACTTTGTTAGATTACCAAGTTTAGGCATAATTTCTTCATCACCACCAATACCAAACTTTTTGGTTCTACATAAAGATGCATTACAAACATCCACAATAGGTGGAAGTTTACATCTGTATTTGTCGTAACCTTTTTTGCCAATTGATTTTAATAACTGTTGTACCTCACTATTACTTAAAGGTGGGCTCATGTATTTTAAATTAGCTTCAACAACTTTATCTTGCCAAGTGTCCGGACTAGATTGTTTAAAATATATGGCAACGTTAAACAATGCATTATTCCTAGATCCTTCGCCAAAACCATCTTTAGCTAATCTATTTAAACATGGTGGCCCATCTTTAAATACTTCTTCTATCTTCGTTTCTTTGATTTCGATTTTCTCAACTTCTTCTTTGCTTTGCGCGTAAATATCATAGAGCTTATAAAATTCCTCAAGTGACATAGCGGCGCCATTATCGTCAAACGCATATCTTAATCCTTTTGTTTGGTTATGGTAGGGAAGATTTAAAAAATTACCTGTGTCCCCACGTTCCACAAGTATTTCCGTTTGTTTCGGAAATATCTCAACACCTTGAAATCCTAATCCATCTGCTATCTTCTTTAATGTTGTTTGCATTAAAGATGCAGTAACAAATTCTTTCGTAAATAAAAATATATGTGCGCCTCCAGATTTAGATCTGAATACTATTAAAGGTAATTTTAAATTTCTTATTCTTTTTATTAACTCAACATGATTAAGATTATACTGATCAACATCAATACAACCCCACTTGCAGTTGTTATCTTCATTAATAGGAATAATACCAAGAGCGGGATCAACACCATTAAGATGATCTTCCCAAAGTTTATCAATGACTTCTTTTCTAACAATATACGCTTTGCCTTTTTGTTTTCCGTTTTCACCACGTTCTCCTTTTTGATACTGACCATACGCTGTTTGAAAGCCAGTAAATATTTCTTTAAATTTTTCTTTCATACCTTTACCAATTTTGAGGAGCCCATTGCTGGGCTCCTATTTAATTATAAACTAGAACGGTACGTTCTCGTTTACTCTCTCTTCTACATCAGCTTTTGTTTGCACAGATCCTTTTTTAACATCACCTGAAAAACCTTTTGCACTTAAATACAAAGATTTATCATTTGTGTCTAAAATTCTATCTT